GCCGGCTGGAGGCAGTACCGGCGGATGAAGTACGTCTGGCCCTTGGCGACGAACCACGGATCCCCCGCCTCGTCGGTCAAGGTGCGCAATGACGCGCCCTTGAAATCGAACTTCTGGATTTCATTGTTCATTGGATTCTCCTTAGAATCGTTTTCATTGGTGGTCATGCATTCCCATGACGTGTTGCTGCTGTATCGTTGTGCACGTTGACCGTGTTCCACTGATTGCGGAGTGAATTTATGAGCACCGATCCCTTATGGCTGACATTGCTGTCCCCTGCCTTGTCTTTTCTGGCATTGGCTGTCAATGTGTGGATTACATTCCGCAATTGGCAGCGCAGGGCAGCTGCGCATTGGACCTGCATCCCCATACATGGCAAGGAGGGACGCGCTGATTTCAATCGGTTTCTGAAAGACGCGAATGACGATCTTGAGAAATTCGATGGGATCGGTCACATGTTTGCGTTGACGAACAACGGCGAGATGCAGGCAGTCGGAGTTAAACTGTTCGCTTTTGGGTGCTCTGTGCAGGCAATCCAATACCTGGACACGCCGCACGGCCAAGCGAAAGACATAGGCACCGAATTCGCGTTCGTGGAACCGCGTGGAACCGTCTACGCATCGCTCGACGATCCGGAATCCAAGCTTTTCCTGGATGGTACTACTCCGGCGAAAAGCGGCTGGTTCCGCGTCTATTGGATGGATTCCCCGACCCGCAAGCCCCAATATCTCAAGCAGGATTTCCGATGGGACATCGTCGATGGGCAACGTCTCGTGGATCAGCTCGTTCCACTCGGCAAACCCACCAGAGTGACCCAAAAGGAGTATGATGCAGGGACTCCAATCGTCGATAACCTTGAGATACATGGTTTCGTCCAATCCACTAGAAGAGAACGTATGGCGCGATTCCTGTTGCGCCGTTAGCCGTTGAGCCACATATTGATGCAGACAGTGATGATGCTCGCCACCGCGCAGACAATGGAGAACCAGGTCGCTATCGTTTCCATGTGAGAACACCTTCCTTTCGATTCATGCGTCGGCGAGCGCCGACTGCTCTTGAATTTTTTCGGTGATGAGTTGCAGTGGATCGATCTCACTTTCGGAGACCGAGGCAAACCACATGCTCAATGTCATGTCTTCCGCATCAAGTGCTCTGCTGACAGTTGTCCGATTTCGATTGCAGCGGGCGGCAATATCAGTCATCTGCGTCTTGCTGATCAGAACGTCATTTCTGGTTTGCCTGATAACCGCTTTTGCGAGCTTGATGCAGTCAACCCTCTTGTCGATCGTCATCTGTTTTCACCTCCATCTGTAAGCACGTGCTTACTTGATGGAACTGATGTTAGCTCGTGCTTACAACTTACGCAAGTGCGGCGTGTCAACATGTGCTAACGTTGTGCACATGGTTACGAAGTACGAATGGACGGCGTTTGATTACGCCTCACAGCAGGCAGCTGCGAAGATCATTGCCGATTCTGGATATTCATATCGGACCATCTCTGAGATGATGAACAACGCTGTCAGTCACGTCAGGATCAGCGACATTGAAAAGGGCAGAAAAGCGCCGATCAAGCTATCGGAGTTCCTTTTGCTTTGCCAAGCATGCGATGCTGATCCAGTCGCCACGTTGCGAGACATCATCGAGGCCGCCCGCGCCTACAAGGCCCGCGAGCGCGAGTCCCGGATCACCGATGATCTCATCGACCGTATCGCCGCGCACCCCGAAGACTACGACGTGGCCGCGAACAAGGATTCGAACGCACGTCTCGAAGCCGAGACGCCTGACGAGTGAGGGGAATGACAATGGGTTTCAGGGTCAATCGCAGGATCAGCCTGGGCAAGAACGTCCGGGTGAATATCGGTAAAAGAGGTGTCAGCACGTCCGTGAAGATGGGACCGGTCACAGTCAATTCGAGGGGACGCAAGACCGTGCATGTAGCAAAGGGCGTCTCATATACCATCAATCCGAAGACGAAAAGAAACACCGCTCCGCAGCGGAGGTCAACTGTCGAGAGCAATCAACAGGCGAGTTATACTCCCTCATCTGCAGGCAGCACGCCACATCAGCCCCGCCCAAAGACTTTGAAGCAGCTCGAAATCCAGTACAAGGCGTATAACGTCCTTCTTTGGGTGATGTACGCGCTGACCGCGTTCACCATCCTCATGTGCTTCTTCGGCCCCGTCATGCTCACCTTCGCCATCCCGTTCACGCTGATGTCAATCGGCTTCACCAAGCTCAAGACACCACTCAGGAAACAGCTAGAAGAGAGACGAGCCGACGACGCGTCTCCGAAGGCCACAGACATGGAGCCACGGATGAGTGAAAGGAACGCAAATGACTGAATACAACCTGTATTGCGATGAAAGCTGTCATCTGGAACATGACGACAGCGACGTGATGGTCCTTGGAGCCCTCATTATACCCAAGGATAAAAGGCAGGAAATCACAGAGAACATTCTCCAGATCAAGGCACGTTACGGTGTCAAGGCACGCACGGAAGTGAAGTGGACGAAGGCCAGCATGCCGAAAATCGACCTGTACAAGGATTTGCTGAACTGCTTCTTCCTGGATGACGACATGAGGTTCCGTGTTCTGGTGGCCAAGAAGACACGTCTGAATCATGAGGCATGGTCCCAGTCACACAACGATTGGTACTACAAGATGTATTTCACCATGCTGAACAGGCTGTTCGATTCCACGAACACCTACAACGTGTACGTGGACATCAAGGACACGCACTCCGCGCAACGTACCGAGAAACTGGAGGAAGTGCTAGCAAACAGCCACTACGACTTCAACCACGAATGCATCAAGAAAGTGCAACCAATCCGTTCAGACGAAGTGCAAATGATGCAAATCACCGACGTGATCAACGGAGCCGTATGCAGGGCGAACCGGACGACCATCCCCCAACCATCAGGCGCGAAAGCTGAAATCATCGACTACATACGCATGAGATCAAAGCTCCGACTCACCCAGTCAACGACCTTGGGCACGCGCAAGTTCAACATCTTCGTCTGGGAAGGACGGAACGCATGACACCGCATTGGACACCGGAGCTCGTAACCAAATCCCCGATAGAAGACTTTGCCGTATATGAGGATAGGATTTATGCAATCTTCAGACATGACTTCATAGATTCACATCCATCATTCGACGGCCTCAGAGTTTCCGTACGCCGCCAGAAAGAGGAGACCGACGGAAAATGGGCTGGGTTTTTCCACATCACCAGCGTCGAAGACTACACAACCGGCGAGAGGAATGTCGATCTGCGTAGATGTGAGCGGATCAGGTTTCCACGGAAGACGATTGACAACGCAAAGGATTGTCCGCAATGCCATTATGAGGTATGTGATGCGCCATTAATCTGGAGGAAGCATAAGCATGGCCGCGATAGGTTATATATCCTCATTGAATCAGAACGGTATCTAGTCGTGCTGGAACCACATAAGGACAGAGGCTACTGCATGTTGGTCACCGCCTACTACGTCGACCATGATCATAGCTTCAACAAACTTCTGAAAGAATATGATCAGTCAAGTTTGAACGGGAATTGCGTTCAATAAAAAGCAAGGGCCGCCGCAGCGACCCTGGAGACTCCTTCTACAACTCGGTAGATGAGCTGATTCAAATATCACATACGACACTCCAACTGTCAAGCGGAACTTGACAAACAGCAAAAAAGTACTTCTCGAAAAACAATACTTTCGGAAGAGAGGAATGTGGATAACAAGACCGTTGCGGACCTTCATCGGAGCGCGGAATCCATGGGACTGTCAATCGTATCGCGCGACCTCCCACGCGACATATGTGGCCTGTACGACGACCGGCACAGGCTTATCCTGCTGGCCGACTGGCTCAACCAGCGCCAACGCCGCTGCACGTTGTGCCACGAGCTCATACACGCCAGACACCATGACCCAGGATGCGGTACACGATACGGAATCAAATGCGAGCGCCGTTGCCGTAGGGAGACGGCGTTGGCGTTGATATCGCCGGTGGATTACGGCATGGCCGAGACGGTGTACGAGGGCAATACGTGGATGATGGCCACGGAGCTGGGTGTGACCGTGCAGGTGTTGCTGGATTATCGGCAGCTGCTTCATGATTCCGGCGTGTGCGTGCAATAGTTATACGCCTTTATACGTGTTTATAGAGCCTTATACCCGTTCGGATTCCTTATAAAAAATGACCCCGACCACCCGCATACCGCGAGCGCCGGGGTGAAGAACATGTGGGAAGAAGCGCCATGAAAGTGACCATTGATGATCTGTGGCTCAAGAATGACGATGATGGCAATCCGCCGAGTCGCGCGGTCAAACGCTCTTTGGCGAACTCACGCGATCCGATGAAGGCCAATGTGCCTGAGAAGTGGCGTAAAAGCCGTTATGGAGTCGGGATGCGCTGGCGTTGTCATTGGACCATCGTCAAGGACGGTAGACGTGTGCAGAGGGCGAAGCAGTTCGCCAGGCTCGCCGAAGCGCAGGAATATGCCGCGGCCATGGAGGACGACATCAGGCGGGGACGCTACCGCGATCCTCGTCAGGAGCTTCGTGTCCTGGATGATGTGGCCGGCGAATGGCTCGCGTCGAAGGTTGATCTGAAACCCGGCACCGCAGGCCGGTATGCGAGGGAGCTGCGCCTGTACATCCTGCCCAAATGGGGTGGCATTCTGTTATATCTGGTGGTTTTTAGGTTTGGTTTGACAGAATGTTTGGAGATTGAGAAACGTTGGTATTTCAACGCTTTTGCCATCCTGTAAATTGTGACTGGTTATGACTGTATGGAACGCAACGTGACGGTCTTTGTATGCGGTTTGTATGCGGAATAAAGAAAAAGCCCCTCCCCCAGCAATGCTGAGAGAGGGGCGCGTGTTACATGAGGGTACGAATCACTCACGGTTAAGTGTTGGGCCTGAAACAGGTGCAACACTTATTTTTCGTTGGAACTGTCCGGCTTGGCTGCCGTGAGCTGGCTCACGCCGATGAGCGCGCCGACGAACAAACCGATCGCGTTGATGGTCGTAACGAGTTCGCCGCAGTGTGGCAGTCCCCATTGCGGGCCGACCGCTCCGACGAGCCATGCGACGGCCGGCAAAGCGATCAACGCGAGCCACTTGAGTATGTCGTATACCCTGCCCGGCAGCAGGTAATCGGATTGCGGGCTATTGGATTCATCCATTTTTCACCTCCTTAAACATTGCGGCAACCGTCTCCACAACGCTTAAAGTCGTGGAAACGGGAGTTTCAGCGCAGGTACTGTCCGGGATAGATAACGTATGGGCTGCGGATGCCATTGCGTGCGGCAGCCGACTGCCAGCCGGAGCCGTAGATGCTCCACAGGCTTTCGCCGGAACGGACCACATGGCCTCCGACCACGCTCGAAGCGGTGGACGCGGACGCGCCGCCATAGGTGACGGTCTGCCCCGGATAGATCCGATTGACGTCACCGCTCGGTACACGCCAGGCGGACACCGGCTGGAGTCCGGTCCTCGCGGCGATCGCACTCATGGTGTCGCCGGAACGGACCACGACGCTACGCGAACCTGTGGCGGCCGTTCCGCCGGAACCTCCGCCGAGGCGACTGTTGACGATCTGCATGACCGCCGCGTAATTGCCACCCAACGCCTGCCTGCGGGCCGGATCGTTGCCGAAGTCGCCGCGGATGGTGCGCGTGGCCAAAGCGTTCAGGTCGACCGTCGGCGCTGTCGTGGGCTGTGGCGTCGGCCTGACGTTCGGCAGGCTCGCCGCGCCCTTGTCGTCGGGGTTCGCGTACTTGCGCCATGCCGCGCGGTCGCCGCGGAACCTGTTCAGGTCGAGGCGCCCTGACCAGCCGCTGAGACTGCCGTTGCTCGTGTACTGGCGCATGACCTCGCCGCGCGCGCCGAGGTTCCACGGTGCGGTCTGGTATCCGGTGACCATGTTCGTGGCGTACTGTGCGATCCAGATGCCGCAGTTCAGTTCGGTCTCCATGCCGGCGACCTGCCAGTACCCGGAGTCCATCGTGTAGATGATCGGGTTCACGCCGGTCAGTCGCTTGACCTCGCGCGCCCAGCGGCGCGGCCACTGCTTGTCGCCCCAGGAAGCGTTGTCCTGCGCCTCCCAGTCGAGGATCAGGACGCTCCTGTACACGTATCCGCGCACGTTGTCGACGAAGAACCGGGCTTCGGTCTCCGGGTTGCCGCCGCGCGCGTAATGGTAGACGCCCGTCTCCTTGCCGCTATTGATGGCACCGGCGAGCTGACGGTTAGCGTCGGTGTTGACGCCGTTGGACAGGCATCCGCCGTACACGCCGCCGGAACCCCACGTGGTGCCGACGACAACGAAATCGGCAGGCACGCTCGCGGTGTCGATGCCGCACTGCCAGTTCGAAATGTCGTATCCGTTCATGTCGGCCATCGCGGCTGGCGCCACGACCATGGCGATGGCCATGACCACGCCGGTCACCGCCA